TTAGAAATTACTATGATTGTTAATGCTAATTTGTAGTCGGTCGAGTGGTTCACCAATCATCCCGGCCCACGAATCAAACCCTGCAACTGTACCATTATCGGCACATGTTCCGAGATAGCCGGCACGTTGTGTAGTTTGCGAACGGTAGTAGGCTTGCTGATAAGTCTCACCATGAGGTGTGGTGTAGTACATTTGAACGCCGTCAATTGTGTGACCTTTAATACCAGCTACACCGTTTACCGTATCGTTCTTGTTGCCCTTGTGTACAAAAGGTAACCATCCATCTTCGATTGTGTGAACGCGATACATGAGTGAACCATGGTTAACCTTGATATATAGCATATCGTGCTTGCTATTAGGAACACCAGCGAATCCATTAGAACCTGAACCAAAATCTTTGACTGGGCTTAACCATTGTTTTCCTTTTTGGTGTAAGGCATAGGTTACGTGAACAGCCTTCTTGTTAGCTGGTCTCACTGGTTTATTACGCTTGCTTGGCTTTGGAGTTGGATTTACGTTGTTACCACTTGAACTAAAACCATATTTAACATCGTGCGCAAATTGAGCTTTAGTAACACCGTGGCTAGCAAGGTAGCCGTAAGGGTCGGTGTGATCACCCCAAACGTGATTAGTAATCCAAAGGTGGGACTTTACACCTCGCCATGCTGAACTATCAACGTCTGTTGGAATCCCATACTTGATTGCGCTAGAACGTAACAAGTTAACATAGGTCACGTAGTCTTTATGGAATTCTGCATTGTCATACGTTTGTGCAAGTTCAATCTGAACTGGTGCATTAGCATTAGCCCATGAACCTGCGCCCCATGCTTGGTAACCCTCGGCACCGACGCGGTAAATCTTACCACCATCACCAACGATGTACTGGACGTACGCGCCGTTACTATACCAGGTGCGTTTTTCGAAAATTGCGTTGTTTACAGCTGGTGCGTAGGTACCAGTGGCATGTGCAATAATTACGTTATTGCTGGTACGTAATGATGATCCTTCACTGACGCTTAAAGCATAGTCATTGTTGACTGTTGCCGCACTTACCTGTTGATCCAGTCCAACAAAAAAGGCCGCTGCTCCAGCGACCAATCCAGCAATTAATTTATTTTTTAGCTTCATTGTTAGCCTTACCTCCTTCAGTATTAACAGCCGTAACGTCACTAAGCACGCCCAGCATTCCTAATATCGTTAATACCGTATTAATAATGCCGACTACGTTCTGCCAGTCAATTGGATAGGTAAAACCGAAGGCTACCATTAACTGTTGCACTAAGACGATTAGCAAACTAATTAATCCTGCCCACAACTTTCCATCATGCCAATTGATGTTTCTTGCTTTTCTCTCAATCTTTCTCATTAGTAACTTCCTCCCCTTATTTTGTCGTGTAAGTCCTTAATTCGTTCGTGGTGACGGTCTAACCGCCGGTCGTGCTCGTCTAATCGCTTATCTAACTCCGCAATACTAATCCTTATTTCTCTCAGATTGTCATTGAGTGTTTTAAAATTTCTGTTTAAATCTTTTACGTCGTCCTGAAATGGACCAAAAACGATGTACTTAAAAAGCAAACTAACAACTCCTGCCATAAAAACAATAATAGTTGTAATCGATGCCCATTCCCCCCAACTCAACCCTAACAACATATGCACTCTTACATCTTCTTTCTTCTTAATTTTTCCAAAATAAAAAAGATATCTATCTGATATCTTTAGTTAATTCTTTCCATTGAAGTTCAAAGTAGTTTCTTGCTAATTCTGTTAATTGGGACAGCTCCGTAGACGGAATTTTCTCCATCCTTTGAAAGTACTTTTCGACATCTATTATTCTTCCTAGTAATTCATTTCCCAACGAATCTGATCTATCAAAAATGTGTAGTCTGATTTCCGTGACGGTTTCTACAGCATCGGAAATTGTTACCATTGTTTCTTTCACCATTTTTAAATCTTCTTTAGGAATCTTAGAATATTTACTTCGTTCTTTGCTTGGTAACGAGGGATCGACAGATAATTCTCGCTTTTTATTAATAATTTGAACTTGATCAATGCCATGATTAATATCAAAACATTGGCGTATAAATTTGGAAATTAATTCGCGTGTCCTGTTATTCCAATTGATCTTGTTTTCAGCAATTAATTTTTCTTCAATGTTCATCCTAGCAATCTCCATATTATTCTCGACGGATTTTTCCGTTGTTTCTATTTGTGTCTTAGCACCTTTTTGAGCTCCTAAAAATGATAAACCTGCACCAAACACTGATATTCCGCCTGTAATAATTACGTCTAAAGTTGTTGCATCCATTTCAATATTCTCCTAGTAATTTATTTAATAATTATTTTACTACTAAGAGAAATAAAAACGCCTATGATTCAGGCGCTACGTAATCTTCTCCGGTAATATCCTTATACTGGTCGGCAGTAATCAGACCTAATTGGACATAAGTTTGATAATAGTCCAAGTGGTGCTCTCCCCACGACCAAAAAATCTTACATTGCTCGTAATCTGTCATTATTTGTTAGCTCCTTTCAATGCGGCAATATCCTTACTTTGCTGTATTATTACACTTTGAATTTGAGCAATTGTTTTCGCTTGTTGTATAACAATTTTTTGCATAGCTAATGGTTCAATTGGTGTTTCTGGTGCCATCTCCCATTCTTGTGTGTCAAAGTTAAACTTCGGTCGGTCAATATCGGGAGGCACAATCACTGTACAATCTTCTGGAATTTCTTCATCAACATCTAAGATTAAGATATTGTAACCCCATGGATCCAACGGTTTGTACGCATAAACATTTTCTGGTTCGCTGTTATCTTAATTCATGTAATTCCTCCTATTGTTCAATCCAATAACCGTTATATAAAACAAATTCCGATAAGGTCCCACCTTCGTAGGTTACGTCCGCTTGTTTTTTCAGCACCATGCGCCCGTGGTCGATGTTGCTTCCCCATTTTCCAGCGTATTTATAGGTTACGCCACCGAAGGTTAGCACCTTCAAACGAAATCCGTTATAAGAACGGAAAGGCGCTGGGAGAATTTCATTTAAATTCCATTGGTTAGTCGTAGGATTACTTGCAACGGTTAGCAGTGTTGTGTTGTCTCCCAAGGTTGCGGTTGAACCTTTTTCTCCACGATAAATCTGCTCGAAATCTGTTGGACCTGCTGGATGAAGGCTGTTGTAAACCTGTTCACCACTATGTGCCTTCTCCATCTCGTCTTCGGTAATGAAACTGTTAGTGTCAATACCGCTTAACAATCCACTAATCCGGTCAATCCCAGTAGCGTTCATGTTGGTCGTAACATCGGTGTGACTCCGATTATGCGGTTGCCACCATGGATCGTTAGACAGAATACCCAGTTGAAAATTGTAAGCCATTGGTTGGAGACTAATTGTGGCGTAACCACCTTGTGTCTTTCCATATAGTGTGACAACGAACAGTGGTACACCACTGGCATCCTTTTCATCTGTTTGCTTAACGTAAAGTCTAAATTGATGTCCTGGATTAGAGAGATTCTCATTGGCGAAATGCGTGTAATCCCGTGCTACCGAATTGCAACTCAAGTTAACGTTAACGCTCTTGGTATTCGCTGAAACAAAAGCTCCCACATGTAACCAATCCATGTCCTGATCCCACTCAGACGTGGTGTCGAAAACTAGTGCGTCTAATGACAATCTACGTAGTGTATTAAGATCCTTGTCTTTAACTTGCTGGTTGTCGTAACGGAGCTTCTTCTGAAAAATCTGCACCCAAACCTGGCTATTATTGCCCGGCGCCTGCTTGGTGCTTAGCATTTTAAATCGGTCATATTGTGGATGGGGATTGCCTTGAGAATTGTGGTTATATTTAGTTAATGGTTTAACCATTAGATCAATCCTCCCTTGAAATATTTTTTAAGAATCAATTCTGATTCCGTAGTTTTATTCGGGCTGGTGAAATTAAACGGTGCGTTAGTGTTCCAGATTGAGATTCCAACGATATTAGGATTCTGCGAAAAAGCTTCGAAGGTAGCCTGATAAGCCGCTGCTTGCCCGCTAAAGTCCTGATCGCCCTCCTGTAGAGACAATAATCTAGCTAAGCCGTCCTTCCACGGCATCGAGCCAGTTTCGGTGACAAAAATTGGTTTGCCATATTTCTCAACGTAATTATCAAACATGTCCATGTATCGGTTACCATCTTGTTCAAAGTACCAGCCAGCAATTAATTCATCTTGCGTTACTGAATCGTCATAATTTTTGTTAATATAATTTGGGTAGGCGTTAATGCCGACTAAGTCAACCGCTTTAGCAATTTGACCGTGACCGTCAATGTCCTTAGCTTCATTACCCTCCATGGCATAAGTGATTAATAGATTTGGATACTTCGCTTTAATCGACTGGTAAATGTCCAGCCAGTTGGCGATGTACTTCGGATCGGTACATTTTTCTTGTTCACACCCAATACATAGAATTGGAATGCCATTTTTGTCACACGTTTCAGAATAATGCAGCATGACGTCTTTCCAGTTTTTGAAGAACGTATCAAAATCACTGGGCGTGTAAGTGGCACGGTTCAGACCGTCATATCCTCCAGCTAATCCGATGTGTGGTTTGAGCATGGTAATTGCTAAGCCCATTTTTTTAACGTGATCAATATTTTGTTGTACTCGGTCGTCGGATTGCATAACAATATTCGGGTCGGTGGAGTTGGTAACTGTAACCATGATTGGCATAGCCAGCGTGCCACCCACACGTAAGATAGCGTTGATGTTATCGTCCGAAATGCCGTCGCCGATTGAGTAAAGAGTTGACGAAATTGTTTTGTAAGTTAGGTAATTTCTACCAACGATTTTTTCCAATGCACCAACTCGATTGTTAACGTCTGACAGGAGTTGTTTTTTAAACTCTTCAAATTCAGCCACCGTTAGTAAACCATCGGCTGCAATCTTAGTTTCAAGTGCTGAAAGCTGGGTCTTGATTTCGGTAATCGTTAGGTTAATACCGCTAACGTCAGCATTAAGCTCGGTGATTAAGTTGGCTACATCTTTCTTCCATTGAGCCATAGCCGCATCAAAGTCACCGTTAGACTTAGTGATGTAGTCTTTAAGTTTTGAATACAAATCTTCAAATGGCGTGATATAGTCACTCGGGATAATATTCTCTTCAACAAGATCTGCTAAGACTTCAAAATTAAATTCGAGCGTTGCTAACTTGTTACCTTCACGATAGATCTCGAAAAATGCCTGTTTGTATGAACCGGCAATCGCCATTGCTCGTTTTGGAAATGTATACCGGAATCGTCCGGCTTGAGCATCAATGATAGTACTATGCTTGTGGTCCCAAATCTTATACTCTCCGCCCGGAAGTACACCTTTAAAAATAGCGTTCGCACCAGTTAAGTTAACCGGAGAGCCGTCTTCATCTTCTAAGTCAACGAAAACTTGTCGTCCCCCATCTTCGTTCTGGCGTCCCTGGATCCATTGTGGATTGTTAGAATCAGCGTCATTTAATTCAAATCCGTTAATTGGTACTAACTTTCGTTTGTCTTTTCCAATACGAAACTTAAGATACATGCTCATAGGCTACACACCCCTTTCATTTAATTTCTCATCAATAATGCGGTCGAGAGTTGGCTCGTCGGTTCCTAAAATAATTCGGTTAATTTTAGCCTGCCAATCCTCATCAAACTTTTTGAGTACTTCTCGGTTTTCTTTACCAACATTTTCAATGTTCGTTTTGTTGTCGGTAATTGATTTTTCAACCGTTTCTGTTAGCTTCTTAACATCGGCACGATAACCGATGATTTTATCTTTCAAATCGTCAACATCACTGATAAGGTGTTTGACAACTTCTGAATCGTCAATCGTTTCAAATCCTTGCGCCATTGCTTCTCGCACCTCGCTTCCTAATTTCGCATGCCGGATTGTGTCGGCAATCTCGGCTACCTTTGCTGGGTCTTTTTTGATTTCGGTATAATCCTTAAACACCTGTGTCATCAACTACCAGCTCCTTCCAATTTCTTTAATCTTTCATTTAAATCATCAATTGTTTTCTTGTACTCGGCTAGCGTCTCTTGAGTGACTTGGTCATCGTCTTTAACCTTCTTAATGTCCGTTTCAGCGGTAGTCAGCCGTTCATCGGCCTTTTTGCTGAAATCCTGGATACCTTCAACATCCTTCTGCAACTGCGGCACGTTGGTATTGCCTAACTGGTCATAGATTGTCTGTAGTTGACTGCTTGAGTTCCCAGCACCGCCACGCATAGCCGAAACATCGCCAGAGATAGTCGTGACTGTACTTGCTAGTTTGGAAACCACTTTGGAAATATTCCGATTTTCATTTTGGTAATCGGTCAACTTTGGCGTCTTATCACCAATTGTTAGCGTGGACTTGAACGGATTGGTGATGTCAATTTCCTTGCTAACCACCGTCAATAGTTGTGTGTCTGCTACATAAGGATTAATGAACAAGTACCGGTCATAGACCTTAAAATGGTCGTAGTCCGGCAACTCTAATGCCGAGATGTTCCACGAATTCGTCGACGCTTTTTGATTCCTAATCCAAGCCTTAGCCTTGCTTAGCAATTCGTTCGGATCCTTCACGTCGTCCCACGTGACAGCGCCATTAATTATCCCGAACTCTTTTTGAAAATCGGGAATCTCAAGGTAATCCTTACCATCGTTAACCGGCGCAATGGTATAACGGACACCGGATTTAATCGTGCCACCTTTTTGGTCACCCGATTCTTGCTCCGGTATATTTCCGCCAAAACGGTATAGGTACCAGTACCATTCGCCCTTCCAACCTTGTGAATTCCGTTTCCACCAAGCAGCTAAATTCTCATCACCGGATTTACCATGTTCAAACATATCGGCGCCACCTTGGTCATAACCATTGCTCCAACCTTGCGCGCACTCTAATAACGTATCCGCGTCCTTCATTACTGCGGTATGGCTTGGTTTGTCGCCTTTTTTGCCCAAAATAAAAACATCGCCAGTCTGCAATGCCGGGAGCGTCTTAGTGTTACCCTCGTAATGCAGTGCATAGCCATGTTTTTTCAAAAATCCGTGCAACGTGTCGGTTGTGTAGAGCGTTCGATCAGTTTCGTGTACTGCCAACTCTAGAAAGTAACTCACAAACGATGAACAATCGCCGTGCGCTTGATTAGACAAGATGTCAGCGCGGAGGTAGTTGGTCTCATATTTTAAATGTGAAGACTTTGCCGCTTCGAACAGCTTTACCCCAGCTTCAATGTCAAGTGCTTGCTTAGCTAACGGCGAATCAGCAACTACCTGCTTAGCTAACGGCGAATCAGCAACTACCTGCTTAACCCTCAACATTATTCTCTTTTTTGATCCAAAAATTAACGGCTCCGGGTTAATCCATGTACCATTATTGGTAAACGAGTGTGCAACTGCGTAGTTGAAGTCCTTTTTTGTCACACCAACATGAAGGTGATTGGTTGTCCGTCTGCCGACTACTTGGCCAGTCTTAACGTAATCTCCAATCTTAACCTTGATGTTGCTACTACTGCCGAATGCTTCCTGATAGACCACATTGTAGCCATCGTCCGAATGGGTAACGAAGTAGTAAGCTAAGCCACCCATGTAGCCTTTGTGTGTCACCTTACCGCCATGGACGGCGTGGACGTCGCTACCGGGATACTTAGCCGTCCCGAAATCCAAGCCGTCATGGAAGCCGTTCTGCCGGAATTCGCCACCTGGATGAACGCCGAAAAGCTGTCCACTCTCGAACGCCACATGACCGACTGAAGGAAACGGAGACCCCCAATTACCACCTCCGCTAGCAACAATTTCAACTGGTAATTTGTCGTATCGACGCTTGCCAGTCGGTCCCCATCCACCGGTGTGGACGTCGCTAGCCCAATTTGAGTCGTTAAACATTGCTAATAATTGGTCAAAGCCTTTGAGAATGTCGGTATAACCCTTAATAGCATAAGCTTTAAATGTCGTGTCGATAAATTGCAGTAGTCCCTTGCTTGGGTGACCGGCTGCGGCATTAGAATCCCAGTTATTAACCACTGTCTCACTACCACCAGACTCGTGTTGGATTACATTTTTAATAGTAGCAACTTGAGCGTTGGTCACCTTAGTGTTCATGCATTGTGCCGCAAACTTAATCGCTGGCCCCCAGTCACCATTAACAGCATGCATTGGACCGCTTAACTTAGTCCCATCGTCCGAACTATCATCATTCTTTTTATCCGGGTTCTGGGTCTCAATTTGAGCGCCTAACGGAACCAATCTAGTAATTACCTTAGACGGATCAATCGTGACACTTGCTGATTGCATATTTTCGGTAATCCGAATTGGTGTATCGTTGTTGTGGTCTTTTCCTGGCGCCTTGAGGTAGTCCAGGTAGTTTTTGCCGTCTTTGTATTCAGTAATCAAGAAGCCACCAACGGAATCCGTCAGTAGCTTCTTGATGGTCTCTTGTGTTGTGGCATAGTCGATTGTCCGGAGTGCGTTATCCTTGCTATTATCAACCGTTACAGTTCTTAGATTGAACTGCTTATAAGCCGGTACTTGAGTGTTGTGCTCCTCAATAACCTTCTCCAGAAATTGCTTAGGCGTTGCGTTTCTAACTTCTAAAAAGCGCTGAACGCTGTCGATTAGGTAGCTTGAAATGTCTTCAAACACATAGGTCTGCAGAAATTGTCCGGAATCTTTCATCTCTCGCGTAGGCTTTAACGCTCGCCCCCGAAAGATAAGCTTATCATCGTCGTAGACCTCAACGTGGGTGTGCATTGGTCTCACATTACCGAAGAGAGGGTTGTCTTGATTGATAGTTAGCGATAGATCGTTAACATCGGACTGCTTAAGATTTAGCTTGCCTTCACTAACCGATTCATTAACAGCGGGATCGTGGATAACAAAGCCTGCTGTATCAGTCGGCTCATTGTAAGCAATAATTCTATACATTACAGCAGTTCCTCCCTTCTGAATTTGAACCATATCGTTCCATTACCATCAAGCGTGATCTTGTTAGTACCAACTTGGATTGGAATTGAAGACTTTTCATCGGTTTTCTCGTCTAGAGTTTTCGTACCGAACGCACCTTTGATAGTCACTTTTCCAGTCACTTCAAAATTACTCATCACCTTATGCGACCCAATGTTTTCTAACTGAATATCCTGCTTTCCGTTAACATTAAATTTGACGGGTTGCCAAATCCAGTGATCGAAATACACGTCATCCCAAACGTCTGCACCTTCGAGATTATTGGTAAAGGCAAACGGGTAGCAATCAAATACTACCGTGACGTTCAACAACCCTTTTTCTGAATCATCGTCAGCTTCCACACTCTTACACTTACCAATCCAGTAATAGACTTCCTCGTGCGTGTCAATCAACGCTTGCTGACCTAATGGCATTAGTTGCCGCTTGATATCTTGCTCAACACCTTTACGGTCTTGATAGACCCCGATTGGGATAACTAACTTGTAGGTTATTTCTCGATTTTCGAAAAAGCGCTCGTTTTGATACATTGAAAAATCGTAAACTCCCTGCATGTAAGGCACACTCTCGGTAATCTCTTTTTCTTCTGGCGTAGGAGCCGTGCGTTCAACTAAAAAAAGCCCTGCTTTTCGGCTGTCAAAGTTGCCGAATGCAAAGCCCTCCTCTGGATTATCATCAAACACATCTCTCAATGTTGGCTGTAAATCTCTGAATCGATATTGCATCTAGCGTCCCCACCTTTCATTAAGATCAGCATGATTACCGAGTGCCGAATCGGTGCGTGTGTAAGTTCTGCCAACCAGCGCATCACCGTCTAGATAGATAGCTTGTTGCTTGTTTGCTATTTTTCTCAACAGTAAGTTGTTTTGTTGTCCTACAGTCGAATCCTGTAATGCAACCGTGCCACTAAAGTTGGCGCCAAAGGTGTTTGATGATAGTGACTGAACTCGTCTAAGACTGCTGTTCATATTTGAAGCATCAATCGAAGGCATCGTAAACTGCATGCTATCAGCTACCTGTCCTGCCATTGCTGTAACGTTGCTCTGCACATTGCTGAACTGCTTCATCAATCCTTCATTGAATCCAAGCATGATAGATTTACCAGCAGGGATTAACAAACGTCTATCGTAGCTAATTGGTCCTTTGTGTTGCTTAATCCAGCTAGCAATCCCACCTACGAAACTTTGCACAGCACTATAAGCTGATTTCATACCATTCAGAAAACCATTAATAATAGATTGACCGGCACCAAATAATGAAATGCCGCTAATTCCGTCTTTAACAGCGTTGGCATTCTTAGTTCCTGAATTTCTAGACCCAGTCAGCCCGTCCAAAATACCTTTAACGAAAATCCCAATGAGCTTGGTTCCTGATGCGAGTACTTGTCCTAGAGCATTACCAACGCCATATACGAATTTTTCAACAGCCTGAACAGCGACACTAGCAAGCCTAGGCATCGCATTAGCTATTCCCAAAACGAACTTGGCTAGCAAATTAATACCTGCATCGATAATCCTACCTAAGTTATTTGCGATTCCATTAATAAAAGCAACAATTACATTAACTGCTGCCGTTATTATGTTAGGAAGATTTTGTGCAATTCCATTTAAAAACGCAACAATCAAATTGGAACCCGCAGTAATTAGTTGTGGTAAATAAGTGGTAATCGTGTTCAAGATTCCAATTATTAATTGCGCAAATGCCTCTGTTATTTGCGGCGCATACGTCACAATGGCATTAATTAACGCCATTAGTAACGTCATGAAAGTTTGAATAATTTGAGGTGTAAGAGTCACGATCACATTGAGGATCGTTTCTCCCAATGTGATAAATGTTTGTCCAATTAATGGTACATTAGTAATTACCGCATTAAGGAGCCCACTTAACAATGCACTCATGCCAGCACCAATAGCTCCCATCATTGGGATTACTAGCCCAATGTTGTTACCAAGCAAAATAAAGGCATTAACTAGCGCCGTGACTCCTTTGCCAGCTAGGACTAACCCTGCACCCATTGCAAGGATACCGGCTCCAAAAAGCGCAACGCCGGCACCCGCAGCTACTACCGCAGCACCGAACGCGATTAATCCCACAGCGTTAGCAGTTAATACCGGTCCGAGTAGAGCAAAAACACCAGCCAACACGGCGACAGTTGCGCCGAATGCTACTAAGGCAACCACACCGTCCATGCCTTGCTTAGCCAATTGAGCAATTGCAAGCACTAACACAGCCAAGCTTGCAATCACCAGCGCAAACCCTGCCGCAATTTCAAGTGCAGCGAATCCCATTGCGATCATCTGTCCGGCACTCTTTTCAGCATTCTTTCCAACTGCTTTTTCTCCAACAGCAGCACCTTCGGAAGTAGCACCTACAGCAGTGTTTCCGGTTGCCACACCAAATAGCTTAGCAACTAAGCCAACTACTGCCTTACCTATCGAGTAGAAGCCTTTAGCCAGCTTTCCGACTGCCGATGCCACTTTTACTGTGGCAATTAACAAGCCTCCAAAGATAACTAATGCAGGCCCTAAAACTGGAGACAGCCCGACGAAGCCACGAATAACTTTAGCAATCCATGAATTAGAAGTTGTGGCCCACGTAATAGTGTTGTTAATCATATCGATCATCGAGCTAACAATACCATTTTTGCTGTTCATTGCTTTATTTCGTAAGGCTTCCCAGTTACCACCAATTTGTTCAATTTTTGAACCAATATTTTTTTGCATTTCGGCAGCTTGGTTATCCAACGTTTTTGTTGCGGCTTTTGCATCATAGGATCCGTTCTGAATCGTTTGAAACATCGCATCCCATGATGTGTTAACTTTCCCGGATTTATCTTTAATGGAATCTAGTAAAGGATTGATTGCCTGCATACCAGCGGTTCCAAACATTGCTTTCAGGTTCTTCTGTTTTTCAGAAGACGTCATGCCATCCATCGATTTACTGATTTCTTCAAGTATCGTCGGGAACGGCTTCATATTGCCTTGCGCATCGGTAAAGCTAATCCCTAGATTATCCATAGCAGCCTTAGCTACCTTGCTAGGCGCTTGCATCTGCAAAATGGCATGATTCAAATCTTGTGAGGCCTGCGCTGCACTATAACCACGGTTAGTAATCAGGCCAATTGCAGTTGATGTGGTCTGCAAGCTCATACCAGATGCCTTGGCAGAGCCTCCAATGGTAGCTAATGCTTGTTGCATGTCTTCGACAGAAGCATTACTTGCGTTAGCCGTCAATGTTAACGCTGCCGCTGCTTGCTTTGGCGATTCAAGACTATCACCCCAGATGTTCATAGCATTCTGTACAACACTAGCTGTTTGAATCAAGTCCGAACCAGCCGCAGTTGACGCTTCGGCGATGGCAGGAAACTGCTCTTTAATTTGTCCGACGTCAGCACCTGCTTGTGCCATTTCGATCATCGCATCTGCCGAGTCTTGCGCCGATAGTGGCAGGTCAGCACCCATCTTATTAGCAACGTCTGCTAGTCCTGAAATGTCTTTTGACGTCCCACCAGCAGTTACAGCCGCTTTATTCAACGAAGCTTGGAAGTCACCGAAAGACTTAACAGAACTAACACCTAGTGCAGTGGTCGCCCCACCAATAACAGCCATTGACTTACCAACCCCGCTAGTAACGGCTCCAACCTTGGACGAGAAGGAAGCAGTCTGATCAGCGGCTTTTGCCATGGTTGCACTGAAATTTTTATCAATTGCGCTTAATATCGCCGTTACATTATAACTTTCCGCCATTCTGCTTCCTCCTTTCCTTAATCTTCTGATATTCGGCGTAACGAGCTGCAATCAAACGACTGCGCTCTTGCTTTTCATCCCGTTTAGACGGCAAGCCTTCAAAACGATGTCTAATTTCTTCAATTTCAGCCTGAACGTCGTATAATTTTTCAAGCCGATCAAATTTAGGTCGCGGATTGCGCTTGCTCTTAGGTGTTTGAACCATCTGATTAAAAAAGGCTTGCAAAGCCAAATCTTGCACGTAGTTAGCGTGCTGTATCTGATAGGCTTCCATCCTTAGTTCGTATTCCCTAGCAGTCATTAGGTTAACTTCGTGGATAGTTTTACAGCCAAGGTATGCAAAAGCATTTAATATAATTTCTTGATATTCATCTTCAGTACTTTTTATTTTTGGGCTTTCTTCGCCGTTTTTTCTATTTGCGTAACGGCGAATTTCACGGGGACGGACGCATCAAGCTCCTTTTGCACTTCATCAAACAATTCTTCCATTTCCTTATAAGGCAATGTACTGATATAGTTCATGACTTCTTTCTTCCCGACTCTTGGTGAATTTTCAACTGTAGCAAAGTAAATAACATCTACTAATCTTTCAATATCTGCTGTTTCCATGGCGAGCTTTGTGTACATAACACCCAAATTAACTTGGATACCATTTTTTGTTGTATTCCACGCTTTGTTTGCCTCATGAATAAATCCAAACCCAAAATTAAGTTTTTGTACTTTATTTCCGATTGTAATTTCCATGTTTTATTACTCCTTTAATTGCCGCCCCCGTAGGTATTGTTCATTTCATTGGCGACTGAATTTTATTTTTCGGTAACTGTAACCACGCATTCTGCGGAATAACCACCATCAACAGTTGTAGCTTTAATCGTTGTCTTACCAATGCCTTTTGCCACAACTAATCCTGTGTAATCAAACGTTGCCACCGCTTCATCTGTAGATTGACAGATAATTCCCCGATTGGTTGCATTAGGCGGTGAAACTATTGCTCCAATATAGGTTTGGTCACCAACAGTCATTGATAGTTCACTTTTAGTTAACGTTATTCCTGTGACCGGCACCTTTACAGTAAAGCCGGGCACATCTACCTTTTTAGATAGGATTGTGCCATCGCTCCATGCAACTTGGTATTCGCCATTGGCTACTGATGTTCCTGGTTCAATACCAGTAATTGCCACTGTCTTTTTACCAATATCTCCTTCGAATTTTTTAACTCCTGTTTTGTCAAAAATAATCAAATGTTGATGTGCACGATCTGTACTCATTTAATCACCTACTGTGCAGAAACATTCGCTCCGTCACTGGTTGGGTCAACTGTGACCTCGGTAGGTTCGCCTGGAGCTGATGGCAAAACTGTAAATCCTGGAACGTCTACTTTGTTTGATTCGTTAGTACCGTCACTCCAAGCAATCTGATAATCGCCTTCTGCAACAGCTGTACCGGCTTCTAGTCCTGTGATTGCGACCGTTGTTTCTCCAACCTTTCCTTCGAATTTCTTAGTACCAGACTTATCATAGATAACCAAGTGTTGATTAGTTCTATCTGCCATAATATGTCCTTCCTTTTAATGTGCTTGTACAAGAGCCCCATTTTTAGTGGGTGTACTAGAAACTCCCACTGGGGCTTCTATTTTGACGATGGTGTTGCGTCAGGCACGTTTGTCCCAGCGTCCGCATCTTCCCATGGAGTCCCGCCGTTGCTTTCAGTGCCATCTTCGCTGGCTGTGACCTGATCCAGACCGCGGAAGATATAATCCAATTCGGCTTGTTGATCAGCAGACAATGTTAACCAGCCCCGTTGTGGGACTCCTTGGATTGCAAACGATACGTCACGTTCGGACTTGTCGCCTGCATCATTAGAGTTGTCGTCTTCAGAAACAACGCCTCGCATGTACCACGCATAGTACTTGCCATCTTTGTTTTTACGTTTCCGGTTAACACCCCAAATCTCCATAACCTCGTTATTCATAATTGAATCAATGAGTTGGTCAGCAATCTTTGAGGTATTGTTAATGAAGTCGATTTCCACGTCCGTTTCCAACGAAGAACTAGTTTGGAATCCTCCATCTTTTGTGTCTTCCGTGTCGGCATCTCGCTTGAAGTCAATCTCAAACGAAGTTTGCCCAGGGATTAACTGTGCTGATTCTGTTTTGGCATTGGATAGCTTACGAACATAGCCGACAACATCGTCGCCGGAGAACTTAAGCACGCTATCATTTTTGGTTTCTGGCATTTATTCTTCCTTCCTTTCTATTGAATCTGTAGTTCAACTGTCACAATCCCATGCAATAAAGTCGAATTAGGTACGCTGGTGTCAATCAAAATGCGAGTTGATTGCTGTTGTGCATTACCGTAATATCGATAATTTTCAGTCTGTATATGACCAACAGAGGCATAAAAAAAGCGCTCAACCATATCTGTAATGGTTAAACGCTGTTTCGGTGTGCCCCAACAATCAATGGTTAGCACGATTGATCCAGTCAATTCTGTTTTTGTATTTCCTTTGTTATCTTCGATTCCACTTATGACGACAAACGGATACTTGACCTTGTCAGGTGGCAAGTAGTCGTATGTGTCATATCCTAGCTTTTTAGATAGACTAAAATAATAGTCATAAACGTTTTGCATTGGTGATTTTCTAATTAGTACCACCTACCTTACTAGCGACCACAAATCACTTAAGAACAATGGACGCTCTTTTCGCCAAGCTGGACCCATGTATGGTTGAGCAGCCATAAAACGAGTGCCAAACTCTTGGTACCCCGAGTATTCTGCAGAAGAAATAATGGCTCCTGCCATACCGCCTTTTAGTAATTGTGAACTAATACCACGTTTTAAGTTACCAGTATCAACAGGGGCTAACTCTTGTGCTTTGCTCTCCATGTTTGCAGTATGGGATTTAACAATAGCTTTAACTGCACCTTTTTGAACTTTTTGCTTCAATTTTCTAATTAAAAGGTCTTGACCTTTGATCGAAAAATTATAGTTACTCATTTTGTGTTTCCCCCACAATGAAACCCATTATCTTAAGCGGATATACTCCTGTCTGAAGCTTGTAGAACGTATCCCCGCCGTTGACAGTCAGTACATCCCAGCCGTCATTAAACGGCTCTACCAGGCGTACAACTAACCTGTCTACGTCGATGTCGCCAAATAATTGTTGCGAGCGGTCAACGCCTAGATGTGTGACATTAGCAATTGCTTCGCCAGCCATAACAGGTTTTCCGCTAGGATTGTCCGGGTCGTAATGGTCGTTTGATTTGTAGAATTGAACCTTATCTGTGAATCGCATCCCATCACTTCCCTTGGTATCCCGAAATAAAACTAACCTTACCTAACGATGTAGGCTTGTCCTCTTGATCAGCTAACCAATCGACGATGTCATCTTTGAAATCGTCAAAATCATCACTGTTAAATGTGATTGATTCACCTTCTTGGGAATAGTTAGCCATTCCTTCATTTTTAAGGCGATTGAAACGCCGTACAGCTACTTCTAACAAGATGTAGTTGAGTTCATCGGGGACAGACTCACTCGCTTTTCTATGGAGCTTAATTTTTAATGACGCCGACGTATTATCAAGGATTAACTGTAGTAATTCATCTTTGCTAACATCGTCTTTCTTAAGCATCAGTAGTTTTTTAAGATTCTTCAAATCTTCTGTTTCAGCCATTTGACCACCTCCTAGGCGGCGTCAGTGATTGTTACCGCTAATGTGGTTGTTAGTTTGCCACTAGTGAACGTGATAGTTGCTGTACCAGCTTTAACACCGGTTACGGTAAACGTTCCATCACTCTTTTTTGCAACTGTAGCTACGGTTTCGTCACTTGATGTAGCAGTTGTTGCTTTAACTACGGCGTCAGCATCACTTGCGTCTACTGGATCACTAGTGATGGTAATATCTTTAGCGTCCCCCACCTTCTCGGACAACGTTTTTTGACTAGCGGTAATCCCACTAGCAGGTGGGTTTACGCTTTTGGGGCCGAGTAGATAAGGTTTTTATCGTAGTAAACGTAGGCTGTGTAATGTTCATCAGCTGTCATAATTGTTGTCTTACGTGTGATGTCTCGGTCAGTTTCAACTTGCACACCACGCTTCATGATTAACTTAAGAGCTGGCTTAGTTGGATCCACCTTGATAAATACTGCTTCGCCTTCTTTTAACTTTTTAGAACGCACAATTTGAACACCTAATACGTCAAGGTATGTGCCGTTGATTAATTGGTTGGCGCCCACTTCTGAACCAAGCTTTTGTGCCATAGCATCTTTACGAACCTTAGCTGCATCCTTAGGACTCATAATTGCCACTACTACCTTGTCATCTTCATCATCAAAGATATCAAGCGCGGCTTGAATGCCATCAACTGTTGGATCGAACGTGATTGTTTGAGTCGCTGTCTTAGCAGCTTCCAATACGTCGTCATCAACCTTATTGGCAAGCGATAAGCCTAATTGACGAGTAGATTCACCAAGTGGGTCTCCATATCCTGAAAGTACTGCTTCATCAGTAATAGAAGTCCCTTTAGCAGCCTTCTTAATGGTCGCTTCTTGCGTTTCTGTCCCTAATTTATCAAGCGGAATAGCTTCGCCTTCACCAATATCTTGTGCATCGCCGATGTAGGTAAACTTAGGAAACTTCAATGTTGTCCCTGGTTGACCTTGTAAAGTAGTATCTACATTTGCTAATGGTGAAAAACGAAGTGCCTTCTGTAATTCATATGACACAATCGGTGCTAATACCTCTGGGTTTGTTAAATCTGCAATCTTTGTTGGGGCTGTATCTGCCATTATTTAATTCCTCCTGTTAATTTATTAAACTTGTCGGGATCGTTTGCAAGGAGTTGAACCTTTTCAGCCAATGTCATTTGATCAAAATCTTTTGTCGAAACCTTAGCTGATTTCTTGCCACTGATTCGTGGTGTCGATCCTTTCATAAACTCTTTTCTAGTATCTTCCTTAATGTTATTAATCAAGCCTGTCAACGCCTTTACGTTTTCGTAAATAGCGTCATTATCAGTACCATTGCCTACAACCATGTTAAGGACGTCATCACTCACTACTAAGCCTTGGTCTTTAAAGACTGCATTAGTTTCATTGATAGCTTTAGTACGGGCGATTTCAGCCTTTAACTTAGCAATCTCATTATCTTTTTCAGTTTCTTCCTTTGACTTTTTGTCATCAGAAAAAAGCTCCTTGATTGATTTGCGTCCGGACTTCAAATCATCAAGCAATTGAGATTGTTCATCGTACTTTTGCTTCAAGTCATGGTTTTCAGCTGTTTTAGAATCTAGGCGTTTCTTGAGTTTTTCGACGGTTTTATCTCCATCGATATTCTCGTTTTTGCCATTTTCTTCTTCGTTTTCCTCTTGTTGTCCTTGTGTATCTTCCGAGCTAGCATCGGTGTCTGCATTAGGATCAAGATTATCATTAGTAGCATCGCCACTATCATCTGATTGTTCAGCGAAGAATTGTAAGTTCATTGGTAATTTTTCTTCTAGTTTCATAACAATTTCTCCTTTTGCTCGCATTTAAAGCCTTGGGAGGCTACTCGGTTGTTCTTTTTTGCCTGCAAACAGGAAAAAGGCAATAAAAATAGCGGTAACCGTAATTAGTTATCGCTAGTAGTTTTGTCGTGCCATGCTGAAATACTACATCTGCAATTCGGATGCACTGGTAAATCTGGTACATCATCAACCGAATAGATACCTTCGTTATAAGACACTATCTCAAGACAAATCTTGCAAGCAGAAGGTTCCGCGTGCCATTTACAAGTCCTGATATGGTACTTCTTAAAGCTTCGTAACTGTGCTTGTGTCTGTACTCTAGCCGATTCAGTTCTCGCTAGACGTTCAGTAACATATCTGGCATTATCGACCTCCGCTTTGAGATAAAGCTTCAAATCTCTGGCAATTACCCTAGGATTCAATCCCTGCACCATCTGTTTAGTTAATAGCTGGTCAAGCCTAGCTTTAAACACATCGCTATTCGCCCACAACCGTTCACTAAAGGTGGCATTGCCTGTAGACGCCATAACAATGCTAGACGTTTCAGCCGCTTTAACTGCTCCAGCTGAATCGGATAAGATACCAGCCTGTCGTTTTAGTTCTTCAACATACTCATTGTTGAGTCGGTCAGTCATTGAACTGTAAATATCCATGTTGTTATCTATCATTTCTAAACCAATTTGGGCTTTAAGCATTTCCAAACGGTTAATTCGCATTGTAGCGTTATAGAGGCGTAACCGAGTGTTGACCTCGTCTGAAAAGTCAGCATATTCTACTTTTCCTTTTTCCTTGAAGATATATCTCGCCTTTGCTACCAGCTTTTTGGCTTGGTTAGAAAATGCTTGGACGTCTTCTTGAGCCACCTTTTTACGAGCTTCGGCAAGCGTGTACCCTTCTCGTTTTGCGTAACGTGTGTACTGCTCACTGATATCCTTGTTAATGCTATCTAGCAGAGTGTCGTAATGCTCCTGGACAAACCTATCGAAGTCCTTATCGGTTTTGATGTTGGCTTCAATCCACTTACGCTCTTCAGCTTCACGCTTATTCCAATACCGATTATTCTTCTTGTTCAGCTGTTTCTGATTCATTACCTACACCAGCTTTCTGTTGGTCGGTTAGATTACTGGTTGCATCCAGCGAGTTCTTGATATTCTCTGCCTGTTCCTTTTGCATGCGTGAAATTTCATCCTTTGCATCATCTACAAAAGGTAATGTAGAGAGCTGTGTCTCCTTGCTAACAATGCCCTCAAGCGACTTCGCTGTATTAGCCGCGTCTGCCATGTTAACTGGCAAGTTCCGATTGAATTGGAAACTCAAGTTCTGCCACTCGTCCGCCTTACTTTCTTGAAGCACGGTGCCAGCACTGAATAAGAGCTTATATAACTTACGCAACGATTGAGTAAACTTTCGTTCTTTGTTCATCGCAAGATTTTTCATAGGTAAAAGCTTGTACTCAAGCGCAACTCCCGAACTGTTGCCGGCAAAAGCTTCATCGTTCATATTTGCTACCATACTAATCTGATAGATCATATTGGTTAGCCGGTCGAGTAGGTGCTCTTGCATTGCATCGCCGTCTGGCTTGTCAAGAAACCCAATCTTAGCATCAACAGAAGCCGCATCACCCGAATAGATAATTTGGTTGCCTTCTAAATCAAACAACGGCTTACCGTCCTTATCTTCTGGTAACTGCGCCCCGAAAACGTACATATATGTGTTGTCGAAGTATTCATTTTGATTAGCTTTCTGGCTTAGCGTGTCATCAAGTGCATTGATTAGCGTCTCGACGTTATCAATAATGCCTTGTCGTTCTTCGTTTTGAAAGAATTCAACCGCTGGAACTGTACCGAACTGATTAACCATGCCATCTTCCATTTTGAACGAATCCGTTAAATCATAGCTGGCTTCATTAGTAATAACTGTGCCGTGCAATTCGTTGTTGATGTAGTAGTAATTAACAAATGCGATTGGGTTCATATCAACCGTATCATCGTAAATGATGAACGCTGATATTGGGCTGGCATACTGAACGCACGTCTCGCTATCTTCGTTCTGATACAAAAAAGCAATCGAACGACCGTAGATATCTACTTGACGGCTAATCTCTGATAGCTTGTCTTGTAGCGAATTTGTGTCGTTCCATTGCTTTAGCTTTGCATTGTCATCCTCGTTGTCTAATGTAATCTTTGGCGGATTACCAATAAAGAAACCATTGAACGTTTCAACGATGTAATGTGCCATATTACCGACTAACCGATTATCTGGTCGATTACCGCGGTGAGTATCCTTATGCAAGATATCGTGGTCACCAATGTACTCCTTGCGCAGTTCCTTATAATGGTTGGCAATGTACATATGCTGGATAATAAAGCTCTCAACAGCTTCACCGGTCAGCTCTTTATCAGCTGGATACACTAGTGAGTTGTTGTCTGTTACATATACATCTTCACTTAAGCTCTGAATTGCGATCACCTCCTAAATATAATTGTTTCTGATTACTTTAACTTCTTTGCGTCTAATTACCATGTAAACGAAATACCGCATTGCGTCCATGGCATGGTCGTGTTCCTTGACTACCTTATCTTCACCGCGGTTCGACGCTTTCTCGTCCCAGACGTATGAAGCAAGTTCTTTAAACACGTTCTTTAAATTCGGTGCAAACTTAATTAGTCCGTTGTTCATTGCTGATTGTGTCTCACGTATCCCGTTTAGTACATCGTTATCAGCGCGGATAATACGGTAATGCCTACTTCTTAACACGGCAATAAATGACGCTGCTGACGGGTCAATGATGACCTTGGCGTTTAGCTCTCCGACAAACTTATCAAGGTCATCAGCATATTGGTCATCGGTCTTCTGGCGCGAGCTGTGCCGTCCATCATAGTAGTATTCTTTAAGGCAGTACCAGACACCATCAAAAAAGCCCCACAGTAGAAATACTGTAGGGTTCTGTGTACCGTAATCAATCGATACATAGTATTTATTACACCGTTCTGGTGGCTTGTTAACGACCATGGTGTCGCGATTGAAGTTGTCATAGATAACACCCTCGGACATTACCCATAAACCTAATATATAGCGCTGATAAAACACGCCTGAATAGTTACGCTTGTACCGCTCGATAACATCTTTGCTAAGCGAGGGGTTGTCTTCCATTCGGAAATGGATCCGTAACGCCCTCTTACCTTTTAGGTCATCAATCCAGTTCAGTTTAAACCAGTGATACGGTCCCTCGGGGTTCATGTTAAACCAGTACTTGCCACCGGACACAGACACCCGCGCCGTTGCTTGATTAACAAACGATTGAGGCATCAGTGCCACTTCATCGAAGAAGAATCCCGCAGCGGTCAACCCCTGTACTAGGTCTTGGCTTGCTTCATCTTTTCCGCCGAAAATAAAGAAGTAGTTAGCTTTGCCATTCTTTGCAACTTCGAACATGTTATCAGTACGGTGGTCAATTACTTTGTATCCTCTGCCTGCGAGCATCTGTTTTAATGGGCGTAGTACATTACGTCTAAACGAACCAATGGTTTTGCCCGCCATGCCTAGCTGTTGCCCGTCAAACGTATGCATTGCCCACATTACGTAAGACAGCGACATAATAACCGTCTTACCCGCACGAACCGAGCCATCACAAATTATGGCTTCGTTATCCTTGGTGCTAGGATTAACCCACCAGGTCAACACTTGCAATTGTTTTTTGGAGAATGGAGTAAAGTGGAACACGTTAGTTTTGAGCTTCATTATCATCACCCCATACATTTTTGGCACTGTTCTTCAACGCTCTAATAAATCCATCGTTATCATCTGCACCGGATTCTGGTTCAAGTTCCTTAGCTCGCGCTTCGGCGATATCAGCTTCCGCATTAGCCTTGCGAACTTTAGCCTTATCCAGTTCAACGTTGCTATTAACAGTCCCATATCCTGCCATATTAAGGATTGTCTGTGTGGCTTGTAACTGGACCATATCCGACTTAGAATTTAACGCCAATTCATTAAGATGTTTAATTGCATCCGGCACATAAGAATCAAGCGCAATTTTGCGATATTCTTGTTGTGCTTGCTGGAATAATGGGTCTTTCTTCCACTTACTTAACGTTGCTCTGGATCGGTTGACAGACTTCGCGATTTGTTCGTCAGTTAGCTCATCTTCAAACAGCAATATAACGGCTTTTCTATGCCTTTCATCTAATGAATCAAACGCTTCATTTTGTCTACTTTTGTCTACCATTACATGTCACCACACCTCCTTAGGTTTATTAAAAAAAGCCCATTTGCACGGGCTTTCTCCTTATTCGTCTGCTTTTTTTACTAGTCCCCCGACAATTAGACATATTCTATTTACAGCGTCTTCAGTCAGTGGGGTTGAAAATTTGCTAATATCTCCAAAATTAACGCATTGTCTTCTTCTGACTTCATCTAATTTGGTAACAATTCTCCACTCTCTTTGCTCTTTAAATCTTTCATCCTTATAAAAAGGAATCATGGCGTACGGTACGCCTTTTTGCTGAGCGTTCACAAATTCATGAAGACTGTTTTTATAGTAATTCACGCGCCCGTAGCTCTTTTGTTTAGTTGTATCCTTATCTAATACATTACATAGTTCGCGTATATTAATCAAAACAGGAATTCTATGATTAGTATTAAATTTTTTAAAATATTCTTGCACAGACTTCTTCAACGCAAAAACAGTTTCGCCATCTTCTTTATTTTCACTATCAATAACCATATCATCCATTGAAATATAAAAGAAGCTTGCACATCCTATTCTTCCTTTATCATTTTCTTCCAGCTCTGTTTGTATTGTCGCTGCGCTCTTGAATTCCGTGATAATTTCTCCAGTATCGGGCACAAACATCTTAAATTTAGTACTTTTTGGCAAGTGTATCTTATAAGATCCTTCTTTTTCATCTGCAATAAATCCATCATTGTCTTCTTTAGCCTTATCTTTGAAAAAACTCAAGGGTGAAAAATTAATGTTTCCCTTTAAAAAGCTTGGAAGCCATTTTTCTTCTACAAATTTTATCAAAAAACCAATATCTTCACTTTTTGCTTTCACTAATTCAACCCTCCAAAAATTGTCTAAGCTAAGTTTATCAAATAATTGGCTTTTTATACGTAGGTATTAAAAAAGCCACACAACAATAGCGTCATGTGACCTTAGTTATAAAAATGAGATGGTGAGGATTTGCACCTTACATGACAGACGTTCCCTTTCACACGGTAGTGTATAGTCTAACCGACTGTCTATCTTCTCTCCAAGACAAGGGGACTGAAGAATTAATTAGCGTCTACCTTATTCCGCCACATCTCACTTAACATCTTTAGGATAGCGAACCCAAGGATTACGATGTTATAGCCTGGACAGGACAGCAAGGAATCGAACCTTGCGACAAACGTAACATGCCTTCCCTGATTGAATTTGTTGAAACGGAAATCTGTCGAACCATCTGTCTTACATCTTTCGATAATACCAATATACAACCTTTTGCGGTCGCTATGTGTCCGCTAATTGGTCGCTAAGTGTTCGCTTTTGAACACTCGCAAATCGTCAACGTCTGCAAACGCCCACGCAAACTGTAGAAACGATTCATTTAGCAGCTCTTGCGCCCTAGTTTTCCCATAACCTGTTACCTCATATATTTCAAACCATGTTAACTCTTTAAAGCAACGCAATTCCAAAATTTTACGATGCCGACAATCCAATCCACCACACGCCATTATCACTTTGTGTAACACGTTCTTAGCGTAGATATGCAAGGTGGATTTAGTTTCCGACCCATTATCCGTGCCATGAGCTACTGGCATGCCACTAATAACCGGTGACTTGACGTCGACAAATGAAATATGGGCCATGTTTTGCAAGGTTGGAAATTCTTTTTCGAAGAAACGTTTAACGTTTTTGATTGTCTTTTCATCATCTAGCTCTGGTAATAATGTCATGCCCCGTCACTCCTGTTATAATAATGTTGTTGAGATTATTAGATCGAGGGCACGTCTGCGAGGTGCTCTTTTTTATTACCATCATTCATCGTCGAATTTCTTCCACATTTTCTTTAAATTAGTCATCGTTTGAAATTCATTCGTTGTCATCTTAACCTGGTCATGTATCATCAAATGCGCAAGTATTGATTTTAAAACGCTCCACACATCACCCAATACACACGTTATGATAAATAAAAAAATTATTACTACAATCTCAAACCACATTTGTTTTCCTCCGCTAACAATCTAATATATGTTCTTCAATGTGATAACCAAGCCACTCATATCCTCGATCATCAATTTCATCAATCGCTTCTTCTGCTTTCTTTCGATCGGAATACACACCTATAATTTGCACTTCATCATATTCCTGCCAATAAAGCACATATACCGTCATGATTGAACCTCCTCTCTTCATTTCTCCTTGTCGGTATTTTTTTAGCATTTACCCCTTCATTTTTCTGCTAGCTTCTGGCCGCAAAATGGGCAATACTTAATTCTCAAGCTATCAACGACTGCATTTTCTTTTTTGAAAATCACTTTATAGCCACGGTCATCAAGGACAATACGTGCCGAAAATCCGCCCCCAACGTCCTTTGCTTCCCCCTTATGGTACTGACATAGGTATTGGGTCCATCTTTTCAATATTCGTTTTACCTTGTTTTCAAAATTAGCATAAACATATCTTACCTTCATTTTTGACCTCCTCTAAAACAACTCTATAAACCTTGCCACCAATTGATTCTGCCGTTTCTTTCGCCTTGTTGTAATCTAGGTAGCGAGCTTCTCTTGCAATGCTTGCCATTCTGTAATACGGATTACCGAGCACCTCATTACCGACTTCACATACATATAGATTCCCCAGTTTAACTACATATGCACTTTCCATTTTGCTTCCTCACTTACTTTACCTTACCATTGTTCCGCAATTAATTTAGCCACTATTATTACAGTAGGGAACCACCACAGCGCCATGAACAATGAAAACCAAAGCTCTCCACAATACGTACTAACTACCACCGGTGCTATCCCAAAATTGATTACTGCTAAATCAACTAAGACAAATATCTTAATTACCTCTTTTAACACCGACTTATTCCACCTCTTCGTACGTCTTTCTGAAAATGTCGTCAGCGATTGCCCAATGTTCACCATCAACGCCTGTAGCAATCCAGTCACCTATATTGATAGCCAAACTGCCTTCAAGGGTTGGTATTGAAAACGTAGGATCCCAACCATTAATTACAAAGTTTTCTTTAACAATTCCATATTTATCAATCATTTCATCCGAGCCGTCGAACTTTTCAGCCTTGATGGTTGCTGTTTTGCGGTATTCTTTTAACATTGTTCGTCCTCCATTTTTCTACAGGTTTTCTGCTGTTTTTAATTTAAAACATCTTATAAACGTTGATATTACGGCTTTTCTTTCTGCTGTTTTTCTGCTGGTTTTTCAAACAAACATACCTTGTCCATAGCAGCGATGTAATTTTTGGCATATCTAACTTGTTGCCAAATATATGAGTCGTTATCACCACCGCCACTTGCAAACCAATCACTCACTCTGTGGTCAATGTCTTGTAGAATGTTCAACGGCAATTGTGGTGTTAGCTCACTAAGTTATTGCATAGCCGTTTTATTCATCTTTGACCTCCTCAAACCCCCATTCAATATGCTCAAAGGCAATCTCTTTAGCAATCCTTTCGATCTCATCATAGTTTTCACTAGTCACTTCAAAATAATCTTCGTGGTAGAAAGAAACATTATCTGGCGAACTAATCCATACCCGAATTTTACGGGGTGGAAGCTTTTTTAAAAGATGATTTTTAATTCCGTTCATTAACTTTCTACCTCCTCAAATTCAAGCCGTCGTACCCAATCTGGAAGTTGCTTTAATTCATCATTGGTAAATTCTTGTTGCAAGTAGTCACGTCGTGCACAAGCAAATAATTTACCGTCTGCTGATTTGCTAATATATTGCTGTCCATTACTCCCTACTAATCCCGGCAACTTAACCCGATACTTAGGTTCTTTTTTAACTTCATAACCATTAATAACCGCATTCAATAATAATTTTTGATTGTATATATTTTCCAACCATTCGTAATGTGGATCAGTATCGCTAATATAGTCGCCTGCCCAGTAAACAATATTTAGCGGATCTATTTCACTACCATAATGTTCCTTCGCCTTTTCTATCCAATCCGCAACGAAATACGGGACGACTACTTTTTCAGATTCCAAATGTTCTAACATATCAACTGCGAGCCTATAAGCTTCATAACTACCTTTTAAATATTCGCCTAATACTCCTTTATCAGTTTCAATAGCAGCGGCAAAGCTACGTTCATCTCTTAAATCTGTTAATCTTCGTTTTATCTCTTCAATATCCACTCTAATTGCCTCCTTTAATCAAATAAGCAATCCCGCTAATCCACGTCTGTATGATAAAAGCAGCTATAAAGATTGCTACGCCAATCAATCCACTATGTAATTCATGTCCGATTAGCACTGCCGGCAACAGCCAAAATACACATGAGAAATACCACAATATGAACATAATTAGCCGTTCTCCTTAACTTTTTTACCTTTACCCAATCGCCTGCCACACATTGGACAGAAATTAATTTTAAAAATTGACGTACTCTCAAAGCGCTGTCTGAATTTAATGCTCGTATGCAAGCGTGGTTTGTTAGTTTCAGGAGATACAAGCCGAGCTCTAATTTTTTTACGTTCATTTATATGTCTATACGTGTCATACCAATCAGTGTGCTCATACATTGGCTTTCCAAACGTCTGCCCGTCTCCTCTTTTGCCATTAATATGACAAAAACCACATTTATCTTGATCTATCATTAGACTTCCTCCGGTTCAAATTCCACATCAATGCCTACCTTCGCCATGCCGATTGCAATATCATCAGCTTCTTTTACCGCTGCTTCTTTTTCAGTAAATAGCTTGGCTTCCTCTTTCGGTGCAGTCCATGACACTTGATTCATGTAGCCTTTATCATGTTTGTTTTTCAGTACGTAAAACTTGTGCTGTACAACTTTGAAATTGACTTGCTCACCGATCGGACTAATAGCCGCATGCAAAATGTCGGCTTTCTGCTTGGCTTGTTTCCACTTTCTAAATACCGTGGCATCTTCAATACCTACGTACTGGTGGGCTTGATTTCCTAGCCTACGATAATAGTTATTAGTTGCTGTATTCTTAATTACGTACATTTTTTTCATTCTCCTTTTTAAAATTCTTTTTCCGCCAATGTTCCTGTTCGTCGACTACTGCTTTTTCAATGTGTTTTAAATCATCAATCGTATAGTCATTGCCATAGATTTCTCTAACAATTTCCTCTGCCGTCATAACTTTTCAATCTCCATTTCAACTCTAGGCTCATTGGCGTACATCTTATTCATCTCCACACTCACTATTTGGTTGTCATCGTGCCAGACAACGCCTGTGCACGCGTCTGTGACTGCTTTAAACAAGTTATCTATGTCAGGCTTAAAGATGGGTCTATGCTCGTTAGAGAGCCTTCTATTGCGTTCAGCCTTTGATACGCTTTTCTGCACCGAACGATAAAACGTAGTCTTAACTTTCAGTGCGCCCATAAGTGGTTCGCCTTTGTATTGCTTTCTAACCATTAAGTGAGCTCTATCTTTATAGACTTTATATTTCGGCGCAATGTACGCCCAACCTTTCCGCGTTACTCTCGGTCTACTAGCGGCTACTGGCTCACCGTCAATCACTAGCTTAATCACTTGCGGACACCTTCTTTTTACATAGCTTGTACCAGTGACTGGTAACGTTAGATCTTTCCATGCCTAATTTTTCGGCAATTTCATCAAACTTTGTACCCTTGTTTCTTTCGGCAATTAGAAACGCATCTTCTTTTTTGGTCCACGTCTTAGGTGTCCTTTTGCTTTTATCTTCGTCGATTTCAATTCCGAGCTCTCGCAAATCTGAATAATCGTTTGGAGCTCTACACCTAGCTTCCAAGCAATGTCAGCATAGCTAAGGTTCCTATCAAGCATTTCTGGAATTAGTTTTTGCCGTGCAACCTTCATCTTGTGCTTTGTCATGCTAATCTCGCCAATATACTTACGCTTTTTAATTTTTGAGATACTCAAACCACGAGCTTTGCGGAAGCCTTCATAGTCGCCACGGTCTAACAATTCTTGTTCAATATCGGATTGCTTAGCAGCCGTGCCAACCCTTACATAGCGCATCGGTTCTGGCATATCCATATAGATGCTACCCTTGCGGTCACCGTCATATTTTGTGTAGGTCTTAAGCATTTGCTTGTGCAGGTCCGACTTATGTTCACTTTTGCCGTATACTTCCTTGCTATTAACCCCGACCAATTGCCACATTAGCTTCACGCTCCTTTTCCTTTCGGTATTCTACATTGCAATTTGGGCAGGGCATTACCTGCATAATTGCTCCATTCGTTTGGTACACGACCTGCGTACCGCCACATAATTTACACATTAGAAAATCGCCATCCTTTTATCTTCTGTTTTTTCAAATTTGATAATCGCGTCGTTCTTAACGACACCCTTGTACATCCGACTTAATAATTTTGGGTTATATATTTCCGATAGTTCCTTACTACTCAAATTAGTAGTGATAATTGTCCGGCTCCGCTTGTTTAAGACGCCGAAAAGCACTTGCTGTACATATTCACTCGCTTCTCTCGATTCGCGCCTAAACGAGGCCTCACTGCCCAAATCGTCCAATACAAGCAAGCTAACCTTCCCGAGCAAGTCCACCATGCGAGATTCGGTGTAATAACTATCTCGATGCTCGAACGAATCCTTAACTTTTCGCATCATTTCGTTAATTGATATAAACAAGCAGGAAGCGTCAGGCTTGATGTTTTCATTGATGCCCTTAAGCATCGAAATTGCTAAGTGTGACTTACCGACCCCCGGCTTGCCCGTAATGATGGTGTTAGCTTGGTAGCTACGGTCCATGTACCTGTATGCGATTCGCTTAGCCTTTTTCAGATTCACTTCCGCTTCACTACCAGCTTCAACCTCGTAATTGTCAAAGCTCGCCTGCCACAAGTCTTCATCATCAATGATCGAATCTTTTCGTAGCACGTCATGGAAGCCACGCTTGTAGTTCCGCAATGCACCTATCGTGACTAACTCGTTATTTTTATGCCTACGTTTCTCCTCAACGCATCTAGGACAGAAAGGCTCATGGTTAGCCAACATTAATAACTTTTGGTCCGGATGAATTCGGCAGTATTCACTTGTTTTCTTCACATGCTTTAGTAACTCAAAATTCAACCCCGCCATAAGATTGTGTCCCTTTCTCTACATTCGGTTTAATTTGTTGGTTTAAATACTGATCAAACTTGTTTCCGAACAAAGTACTTGGCTGTAAGTATTTAGCCGTAAAGAATGAGTTAGCATCGTTTGCGTCTAGTACCTTGTTATCAATTACCTTCTTAAAATCGTCCAATCTATAACCCTCATGCCATCTAGCGCGAATCAGTTTCTTGTTAGATTCGACGTTTCTAAAGTGCTTACCAGCTTTTTCATTTAGATAGTCGATTATTTGTTTGTATTGGATATGGTCGGACTTATTGTCCGACGTATTATTGTTAGTCTCTGTAGTAGTCTCTGGTAGTCTATTGGTATTGGTTTGCTCATTTTGAGCAGATGCACTTGCGCATTTTGAGCAACTCGTTTGCTCATTTTGAGCAGATGCATTGCTCACTCGTTCGTAGTCAATCCGATACCACTTCGTTTTGTCAAAACCAGCTTTGTTGTAGTTTGCTGTTATAAAAAATCCTTGTTTTTCCAAGCTATTAATTGTTCTGCGAAGCGTTGCATTACTCCAAAATGGAAACTGCTCATTCCACTTGGAATAACTGTTATAAATCCATTTATAACCGTCTCGGATATTATTAGATCTTTCCAACCAGTAGTGAAATTGTTGTAAAACAATAGCTTCGTTTAGTCCGACTATTTTTGCCAACGACGGTAGTACTTGCAGTGGTGGCTCACTGATTAGTAAATTGTTCATTTTGCTCACCCCCATAGTTTCCTTTAATTCCCAATTTCTTATAACTTCTGATTGATTGCTTTTGAATAAAGCCAGTTGTCAACTAATATCAGGGCTTCTTGTATTTCAAGATAAGAAGCTCCTTTTTTCTGCATTTCTTCAACTATTTCTTTTGCAAGTTTTAAGGATTGTTCTAGTATAAAAAGGTTCTGCCCCTTTAATTTGTAAATATTTTGCATATGTTGATCTATTTCTGTATTTAGTGGCTTTTCACTAAGGTCTGGAAACATCGTAATTCCCCCTGATTTTTAATCGTTTTAAATCTTCAATACTCAATTTGATACCGTTTACTGGCACGTGATACTTAGCAGCAAACTTAGCTGGCGTAATGCTTTCAATTTCGCCATGATGCACTCTGCATAGCGGTAACACATGGCGTTTTGAATGGTCAATCTTGTTTCGGTTCGTTCGCCCGACCACGTCCACGTGATGGATATCTGCGTAATTCCCACAAACGAGACACACACGATGTCTACAACATTGGTAGATGAAGTAATGCTCTTCTTTTGGTAACAACTCATAGCCTTTTTTAAACGGTACTCGCCATTCGAACATGAAATCGATAACTAGGTCTAGCAACTGGTTAGCATCGCTCACAGAAGATTCTGTGTGGTCTGATAAGCTGATAGACTTACCAGCGGTATAAAACTCGTACTGCGTATAGAACATCGATTTCAGAAATTCAGCTGGCACCACAAAATACGTTTCAATGTCATGTAGTAGGGCGAAAAATAACCGTCGCTGTTGTACTCGTGCTTTCCGCGGGTCTGCTACCTCGAAATCGACGTAGAACTCGCCTTGCCCACCGCTCACTGTCTCTAAATGGTCTTGGTTAAGCGGTTTGTCTAAATGAATAACTAGGTCTCTACCTCGTTGTTCCGCTCTTGCTCTCTGCATTTACATCACCTTAGAAAGGCAAGCTATCGTCACCAATATCGATTGATTGTCCGCCATTAGCGAATGGATCTCCCGGCGTTGATGCTTGCCGTGCGTTATTTTGTTGGTTGCCTTTTGGCTTCAAATCTAGTAACGAGAAGTTATCCGCCACAATTTCAGTTACATAAACTCGTCGTCCTTGTTGGTTTTCGTACGAACGGGTTTGAATCCGCCCTTCGATGCCTACCAACGAACCCTTGTGTGTATACTTAGCAAAGTTTTCTGCTGCCTTACGCCACATTACACAGTTAATAAAATCCGCTTCACGTTCACCCTGTGAGTTGGTAAACTGTCGGTTAACTGCCACGGTAAAACTAGCTACCGCATCGCCTTTAGCCGTGTGGCGAAGCTCAACATCTTTAGTTAGGCGTCCTATTAGTACTGTTCGATTAATCATGGTTTTCCTCCTGTGTTTCGTTGACGTGGTCTAGTTGCTTCGTTACAAGTACGATCATCTGGTTAGCTGTCTCGTAATTTAAGTCATTGATATGGGCAACGTGTGCCTTACTTAGATACGCCGTTTTAACTACGGGCTCTGGCTTACCAGTGGCTGCCGCCATTGCTTTAAATAGTTTCGTTAATGTTTCGTTTTGCTCGTTAGAAATCGGGTCAGGTTGTTTTTTGCTTTCAACATTTTTTTGAAACGAATCGGGATCCATGTCGTCGGTTGCGATATTGAAAAACTTAAGCATAAAGTACTTTTCACCGTAAGTTAGTGCCTTACCAACGCCCTTTTCACCGGCAATATCAACGCCTTGCGCATACCACGGGCATTCAATTTTTTCATCGGGATTATCAGTGTTAACCCACGTCATCGTCATAATTAATTCGGTAAAGTACACCACCGCGCCCTTCTTGTTCGAACTCGTCATTACATTTGTGTCCGTGATTCGAGGTATTAGCAGCACGCCTTCTTGGTCCATTAGCTCATGAATCTGCCCCAATACGTCCGATGACCCGGCATAGCTATACTGCGTTGATCGCTGCGACTTCTGCACGTATTTCGCGCTAGCATGGATCGTCTGTAACTTTTGGTATAACGTCTTAGGTTTAACCTCTTCTTTTGGTTCTGCTTTAGTCGTTGCCATCTAGTCCACCGCCTTTACTGTTAATCTGTCGAGTTTCTGCACTGCTGTGTACGGTAGTAATGCTCCTGTCTCCATATCAACCAGCTTGTCACCTTTTGGTACGAACCGACCATCAGCAACCATGCGTTTAACGGCTGATAGATTAGGCTCTTTTTTGACTAACGTTTCATCAATACCGGAAAGAATCTCAACCATCTTATTAGGCTTGATATCAGTTGATTTTGTGACCTGCCACCACGTTGGCTTGCTAGGATTGCTTTCGGTTCGAACGAAGCGCCAAGTAGCGGTTTGTAATTCACGTCCTTGAAATAAGTTGAGTTCCTCTTGTTCGACCTCACTAATCTGGTCGCGAAGTTCATCAATTTGAATGTTGATACCTTCTTTTTCGTGCTTTAACTTGCGCAATTTACGATCGAGCTCACTACGTTTAGCTTCTAATTCATCAATCTTCATCATGTTCATTTCCTCCAAATAAGGTTTCTACTTCTTTGTTTTCACGTTCTGTTTCCCAAGCTCTTTCTAAGCTTGCGCTTAACTGTTGATTGTTCATGTGATATACTCTCCCTAAGGTGTTTTATTATTTTTGGCCTGCTATTGCCGTAGCGGGCTTTTTGTTTTGAATTCTTAATTCTGAACACCTTCTTTCTTGTATAATCGATATGAAAGGAGGTGAAAATTTATGACAAACGAACAACGTGCTCACGATTTTGCAATGTCACTGGTAAATTCTTATTTAAATAGAGTTAAAATAGAAGACTATGCAAGAGTATTCGGGGACATTAAATTTGCTAGTGATTTCGATGAAGAAAAGCTTCAACAGAATAATCTTTATACTGACTACAAAGTCACTTATGAAAATGCTTTAAATCGATTCAACCAGTTATTTCCAAAAGATTAATAGATCATTTATTTTTACTTACTTTTTAAATAAATATCTTTAAGATCAATTGTTTCTAAGTGCTCTTCGCTACCGCAAATAGCGTCGAGTACTTTTTTATTAGTTGTAGTAACGCTGTTCTCGTTACTTTTAAAACCAATTAACACTCTTTTGCGATCTTCCTCCCAAATAGCAAATTGAACGTCGTCAAGATTCAAAATCATATCATCATTAATTCGTGCTAATCTCATTTACTTCTCACCTCCTTACTCAAAAAACGACTTAAATCCAAAACGACCAAATGCGTAGGCCATTCCTGCGATTACCATTAATGCGATTAGAGTTTCCATCATAATTTCTCCACCCATCTATTAACCTTTGTTTTAATGTAGTAAGTTCGATTAAGGTAAGACGGACTAGTTACAGCCTCGTCTAATCCACCGTATTCAACGGCCTTATCCACAGTTGCTACTGAAAATCCCAGATATTCAGCAACTGTTTTTCGATCCATTAATAGTGGAAACTTGTCATCGCTCAAGCGTTCTTTGTCCGCCATTCCTTTTACCTCCTATCTAGTTGCTCCACCTTTTCTGATACTGTTGCATGGCTTTGCATCTCTCATAACTACTCTCCTAACGTTGTTTGACCTGCCGGTACCTTACTCATCTCTTTAATGATTTGTACCGTTGCAGTAGATGGTTGCCAGTTGCTGATGAATTCATCGGCTTTATTAAAGTCCTTTTGACGAAGTTGCGAGCGTGTCTTAATCCCGGTTACTTCGTTTAGACCGCGGTTGATGTCCTTAAACAACTTGCTACGTTGCGCAGCTGTTAACGTTAGTCCGTGAATTTTGATATATTCGTTAACTTTCTCCGAAACTCTTCGCGAAATGTAACCATATTCCGTTGGATCTAGTCGCTGGTTATTCTTTAAGTAATCAACGTCGCTGTCGATTCGGTCTACTTTTTTATTGGTGTTTTCTGTCGCATTGAAAACTAAGCGAAGCACTTCCATTGGATCAGTTGGTAATTGGATACGTTCTTCCTTAATTGCTTCTTCCATCTTGTTAAAAGCATCAATGTACTTTAGTTTGAATTCGTCTGCCTTCTTACCAGTGAATCCAAAAGCAATGAATGTAAATCCGTCACGATTCATGTAGTACATCTTGTTTCGTTTACCGCTCTTATCTTTGTATTCGCCCTGAGCAAACATAGAATCGTACTGAGCCGAATTTTCGGCTGAGTCAATTTTGTTTTGAATAGCATCTAAAACGTGTTTGTGATTCTTTCCAAATACTTCTGCTACCTGTAAACTGGTTGTCACTGCTTGTTGGTCTTTCATAATTACTAGATTGTTCATATTGTTTTCCTTCTTTCATGTGTATAATTAAAGTAAATATATGGAGGTTTTATTATGGATGAAAAAATTTGTTTCTTTGTTTCACCAATTGGTGACGATAATTCCGAGGAAAGGAAAAATTCGGATACCGTGCTTAAATATTTTTTAGACCCCCGTTTGTAAAGAACTAGGATATAAAGTAATTAGATCTGATCAAGAATCAATCGTAGAAAAAATAGACGATGCTGTAATTAAGCATTTAATTAATGATGAACTTGTGATTTGTGATTTAACTGGATATAATCCAAACGTTTTTTATGAATTTGGATATCGACGCGCTATAAATTTGCCTTTAGTTCCTATGATTACTAAAGGTCAGAGCATTCCTATGGACACCTCATCGCTGAGAACCATACATTATGTTACAAACGATCTAAATCAACAGGAATCAATAAAATCTAAGTTAAAAGAATCAATCACTGCTTTTGAAGCAGATAATACCAAACAAGAAAATCCCCAGAATAATACTTTTAACGTTCCAAGCGCCTTATCTCAATCTTTACTATCTATATAAGACAGTCTTGATGAATTAAAATCGCTAATGAAAAATAGAAATAAAGACGAAATTGATCTAATTTCTAGGCAAGTTGCAAAATATGCTCAACCTAAAACTTCCGAAAATGCAGATATGGTTAAAGCATTACTTCCATCTTTGCTAGAAAATCCCGAAGGATTTCAACGATTGCTAAATTTTGTAGATAAAAATAATCTTTAATCTTATTTGTGAATAAATTCTTTCCCTGAATACACACCACTTAAGAAGTTAACTGTAGCTTTGAGCTTTCTAACTTCTTTTTTTAATTCCTTCATTTCTTTTTCTAATTTTGTATTACTCATTTCTATCCTCCTAGATTCCAAATTCTTGGATGATTTTTAAAATCAGCTCATTAGGCTTTTTACCGGTTTTTCGAGCATTTAAAACCTCACCAAGATATTGTTTTGAAACACCAAACATTTTTGCCATGCTTTCTCTTTCGATGTCATTTTCTTCAAGATACTTTTTAACCAATTCACGCCCATTTAACGTTTCCGGCATATTTACACCTCCTAAAACATTTTGGTAAGCAGATTAGTAAACTTTTTATTTAAAATGTATTGCTTATTTTATGCAAATGTTTTAATATCAATGTATAGCAAATAAGCGACACCACGGTACTTGTTGCGTTGGGGAACGTGAAACCGTGATTCGTTTAGCTACAAATTAGATTACTGTTTTGCTTACTGATTAGCTTACAAGGAATACTTTAAACTATTTGTATAAAAGTGTCAACTGTTTTTATGCATTTATTTTAATGTATTTCTTTAGAATGGAGATAAATGCCGTCATGATAGTATTTGAGAGAATTAAAGAACTTGCCCAAAAACAAGGCAAGTCTATAAATGATGTTGAAAACGAACTTGGATATTCGCAAAATACGCTCTATCGTCTTAAACGAAGTAATCCAAGCGCAAAAAAATTAAAGGAAATTGCCGACTATTTTAAAGTGTCTACTGATTACTTACTAGGTAGAACTGACGATCCTAACTTGGATAGCTCTGATATGACCGAAAATCAAAAATTAATAGCCTACTCTATCGACCCTGATGTTTCTGATGAAGAGCGAGAGGCCATTATTAACATGGTTAAAGAAGCAATGAAATTCAGAAGAAGATTATAGTAGGACGTGATTTTATGGCTAGAACAGAATTAGAAATGATCGAAGATAGACATCCCGAATTAAAGTTTTGGGGGATTGAGGTTGATAGTCCTTCTTATCATGGTCATATCGAGGGTAACGATGTCTACATCAACACATTGCATGATTACATCGACTGGTTAAAGACTGCTCTGCACGAAACAGCCCACTTTGAAAACGACTCAGGTGATTTATCTAAAATTAATCATAGAAAAGCACTAGTTGCTGAGGGGTGGGCTACATACGAAGCCAAAAAGAATCTTAAAGAATTAATAAAATAATATTATCGACCAACAAACCTGATTGTCGTTAAAAGCTGTGTATTTGGGAGGATTAATTTATGAACAATTTTTTTACATTACTTTTGATACTGGCTCTGATTGCTATTTGGTATTTTATTAAGAAAAAGCCGGATAAAAAATACAGAAATATATCAATAGCTATTGCTATCATTTCTTTTTTAGGCTATGGAGTTTCTGATCGAAATAATACAACCACAACTGGTACTTCTTCAAAAACAGAAATAGCCTCTTCAAGTAAAAAAGAACATCAATCTTCAACAGATAAACAAAGGGATCATAAAGCAAAATCATCTAGTAAAACTGATAAATCCATAAAAGCAAATAAACCTAAAATATACAAAGGGTACACACCTGTAAATCAAAAGTTGGATTTAACCAACCTATCAAAAGCAAGCGATGAAACAATTATAGATAACGGAATAGACGTTTCAGTTACTGGAACTGTTGTTAGTGTAGGTATAATTAGTAAAGATTTATACCAATTACTTATTTCGGTCCCTACTTCTGATCAATTATTTTTTGCTTCACCATCA